GGCGGTTGGGTCTCCATGATTTCCTGTAATGCGATTGCTCTTGGATCAACGGGGGGATTGTAAAGTCCGTTTTCCAATGCTTCCCTGTTGAGTAAATTGGATGTCATCTTCTCTCTCCAAAGGTGGATTCAAATGAACCTGATGGGTATAATCCATGCCATCATTTCCACTATTGATTACCACGTGCTGGTCAGAACTCAAAATCAAGTTCCCCGTAGAATGGATTTGAAAGTCGCCGTCTATAAAAAGTCTACGAGTTTCTGGATCATAGAAAACTGGCGATCCTTTGGACACCTTTGCCAAATCACTTGGTGCCATCAGAACCTGTAATGCCAATTTGAATCTACTGATCAGTCCCATAATCAACCCAGTATAGCCTGTTCATATTGTTCAGCGGCATCTTCCCTTGCGGGCGAAACTGCCACTACATGAGCATTTTTGATGGTGATGACTTCTTTACCAGCAGACACCATCCAAGGTGTGAACATAACCCGAGTCTGCTGAGGATTATCAGGATTCTCTGCCATAACCATTGCTAATGGACGACTGACAATCAGATGATTGTCATCATCGCTCAATTTTCTAGCAATGATCTCTTCACCCGTGATAAGCTTTACCGCAATTACCTGAGTGTTGTCTGGTGTTTTTTCTTTTAACATTGGTTATTTATCCACGTATATTATAATTTGTGACGCTGATTCAAAAGGGCTTTGTTGAAGCCTTTGTAGTTTTCCAAAGTCATATACCCTATGAATCTACTATTAAGCATCAAGGGATGACGATTCCATTCATCAACCCTGATCACAGAATCACCAAATCTAACTAATTCGTTATCCATGATCATAAAGGTGTCACCGTGATCGACCTGTATCTGCCAACCATGGTGATGTGCCTCCATATCAGTTCCCACAAAATCAGATGGCCCATCCCATAAACGAACCTCATATGTGGGCTTGGGTGCCGCCTGGGCAATAGCTGCGGCTTCTTCGGCTTGCTGAACTAATAGGTTGATCCTATCTTTTTGGCCCAGACCATTGGAGTTCTTGAGTATAGATAGTGCCTCTTTGACCCACAGGGGCTCACTGAGGGCCTGGATATCATCTGACGACATATTGGCTACATCGTCTATTAGAGCCTGTAGCCGTGGCTTTTTCTTAGCCACGGCTATCAGCATTTCATCTTTGGAATAAAGAGACCTCATGAGGCGTTCTTAAAATGCTCCACTAGCTCGTTATACCCACCGATATAGGTATCATTTAGCCAAATCTGAGGGACCGTTCTTGGAGCCGAACCTGTTGCGGCTTTGACTCGTTCAATTAGTTCATCGCGCTTATCAACTGCGCTTTCCTCAGTATAACCAATACCCTTGTCGTCGAGAAATTTCTTGGCCCGGACGCAAAATGGACAATTGGGTTTGCTGTAAATGGTTGCTGACATAGTGTTTTCCTTAGAGCTTAAAGGTGCTGAAATCGTCAAATTGAGCATCCTGCTTGACGCCGCCCACGACGTAGCTGGAAATCTCAGTTTCCTGTGGGGCGACCTGAACCGACTTGGAAGCAATCCAGCTGCTGGTCCACGGTAGTGGGTTACGAGCTGGGACTGTGAATGGTGGCTTGAGACCAACACCGCGCATACGGGTGCCTGCGATATAGTCCACATATTCATTCAAGAGAGCTTCGTTGAGGCCAATGATGCTACCATCCTTGAACAGGTACTTTGCCCATGCCTTTTCCTGACGGATGGCAGACATATACATTTCAATGGCTTGTTCTTCACACTCAGCCGCGATTTTTAGAAAATCAGGATCGTCCTGCTTGAGAATGTTGCGGAGTAGATTCTGCGAACCGGCGAGATGGAGGTTCTCATCGCGAGCAATGAACTTAATCAGTTTGGCATTGCCCTCCATGCGCTTGGTTTCGGCAAAGGCCCAAGAACAAGCGAACGAAACGTAGAAACGTACACCCTCAAGAATGTTGACGCTCATGAGACAGAGCCAGAGCTTTTTCTTGAGGTCATAGAGATCAACAGTGATTTCTTTGCCGTTGACCTGGTGAGTTCCTACTCCTAGCAGCTCATACCATTTTGCTGCTTCAATCAACTCGTCATAATTCTTGCTGATATCCTTGGCACAATCCACGATTTCCTGAATATCTTTCATGGAATCAAAGATTTCGCTGGGATTGGGATACACGTTTCTAATGATGTGTGTGTAGGAACGACTGTGAATGGTTTCGATAAACGCCCAAGTCTGTGCCCATGTCTCCATTTCTGGAAGAGATGTGATGTTACCAAAAGCCTGGGTTGGTGATCGACCCTGCACTGAGTCCAACAGAATCTGACGTTTTAGGTTTGATGTGAAGATGTGCTTTTCGTGATCGGTCAGCTTACCGAAGTCACCTCGATCTGTATTGAGATCGACCTCTTCAGGGCGCCAGAAAAATCCCAACTGTTGATTGGTTAGATGCTCTAGCTCAGGATATTTGACCTGGTCGAATCGCTGGATATCCACAGGACCGCTTGGATCGAAGAACATCTTGGCGGTTAGGTGGTCAACTTTGTTTAAATTGAATACGGACATTTTCTGCCTCTCTTTTATGTGTGTCAGAATACTGTATTTCACCAGTTTTGTCTATTTGTGACAGGTGAGCCCATGACTTTTTCAGCCATGGGCTCACGAATCTCAAAGTTTACAACTATCGCAATCTTCGTCTTGTAGGAGCTCGAGATCCTCGTCTTCTACAACTTCTTCGCTCTTAATGGTCTGGATTGCTGCCGCATCTTCCTGGCCATCATAAGTGTTGAAGTAGTAGAGATTCTTACCACCATACTTGTAGAAGGTCAGAAGATCCATGATCATTTCCTTCATTGAGATTTCACGCTCTGGGTAGTGATCAGGATTATAGCTGGTATTGACGCTTGCGCTCTGATCAATGTACTTGAGCAGAACACAAGAAACCTTCAAGTAACCACGTGGACTCTTTTGATCCCACAGAAGTTCATACTTGTTCTTCAGCTTACCAATTTCAGGAACAACCTGCTTCAAAATACCGTGTTTGGAAACCTTTTCCGAAACAAGCGCACGAACTGGCTCAATACCATTGGTTGAGTTCGATAGCTGAGCTGATGTTTCAGCGGGCATCAAAGCCATAAGAGTGGTATTGCGAATGCTGGTCTCTAGTAGCTGGGCACGGAGATCATCCCAAGGCATACGGAGTTTGGGTTCCACTAGTTCATCAACATCACTCTTGTAGGTGTCGATGGGCAGAATTCCCTTGCTGTATTTGCTCATATGAGCACCAGAACATGCTCCCTTTTCTACAGCCAAATCAGCAGAAGCCTTGATCAGATAGTAGGCCATTCCTTCCATATATTCGTCAATTATCGGAAGAGCCGCATCATCATACTTCAGGCCATTCTTGGCAAGAAAATACGCCAAGTTGACAATACCTACTCCGAGTGGACGAAGTTCCTTGGTAGCAAGTTCAGCAGCCTTGACTGGATAATTCTGATAGCTCAGAATCTCATCCAAGAATCGCACCACCAGCTTGGCTGGCTTCTCAAAGTCATGAGGCGACTTGACTCTTCCCCAATTCAATGCGCTCAAGGTACAGAGGCTGATTCTACCTTCAGGATCATCATGAAACTGCATGGGACGTGTAGGAAGAGTAATCTCCTGGCACAGATTGCTCTGTGTGATTGGTGCTAGCTTTGGTAGATAGCTACCGTGTGTGTTGGCATGGTCGATATTCATGAGATAAATTCGACCAGTTTCCTTACGCTCAGTCAGAAAAGCCACAAATACATCAATGGCTTTCATGGTGTGTTTGCGTATCGACGGATCATTCTCATACTTGACATACAGACGATCAAATTCGTCTTGATCCGCATAGAAAGCGTCTAGAAGTCCAGGTACATCTCTTGGCGAGAAAAAGGTAATATCCCCGCCCTCGACAAGACGTTGATACATCATGCGGTTGAACAAGAAGCTGTAGTCTAGCTGGCGAATACGGTTGAATTCAGTTCCCTTGTTATTTTTGAGAACGACTAGGCTTGGGAATTCAAAGTGCCATAGTGGAAAGTGAACTGTCGCAGCACCGCCACGAACACCGCCCTGCGAACAACTCTTCACCGCTGCCTGCATCCAACGTAGAAACGGGAGAAGACCAGTATGCTCTGCGTCACCATTGCGGATCTTGGAGCCAAGGGCACGGATGCGGCTCATGTCAATTCCAAGACCGGCCTTTTGGCTGATATACTTGACCACGCTGACATTGGTAGCAGCCAGACTATCCAAGGAGTCGTCAGTCGAGATAGTAACACAAGAACTGAACTGCTTCTGTGGAGTACGCAGACCGGCCATAATTGGAGTAGGCAAGCTGATGTCAAACTGGCTTATGCTGTCATAGAAGTCCTTGATGTAATCCATGCGGGTTTCAGCTGGATAAGACATAAAGCCCAAGGCACTGATTAGAACCAGCGCAATCTGTGGAGTTTCAAAGAATTGTCCAGTAACGCGGTCCTTGACAAGATACTTGCCACGCCATTGTTCCATACCCGCATATGCGATAAGATCGTCACGTGAATGCTTGACGATCTTTTCAATCTTCTTCCAATCATCGTCACTGAAATTGTCCAGAAGTTCCTGAGTGTAATGTCCCAGTGCGACATTGTGTTCAACAACTTGCTTGACAGTCCATGGTTCATATCGACCATAAACTTCTTTTCGCAGCTGATAGCTAGCTAGACGACTGGCTACATACTGATAATTGGGAGTTTCCTCACTAATCAGTTCACTAGCACTCTTTACCAAGAGCTCATGAATATCAGTGCTGCAGACGCCATCTTCTAGCTGAAGTTGAGCTCTTAGTTCAACCTCAGACGGGGAAACCCCAGTCAGATCTTCGCACGCCCAAAACACAACCTTATGAATTTTTTCGAGGTTCAAAGCCTCTCTGCGGCCGTCACGCTTGACGACCATAATTGGTGTGTTGCCCATGTTTTTCCTTGTTCTTTTTATCTTTAGGGCAGATATTTAGTGGGTCCAAATCAGCATTTTCCAGGTATTTAGAAACCTGATTTCCATGCTAATTAGACTTCCGTGTGTCCACCCTCGGGGTTCACGCGGTAACTCACCAAGTATGTACAATTTGCCCGCTCTGTGTCAAAATTCAGGACATCTGAATGAACATAATTCAGAGCCCATTTGTTGTCCACCAAAAGAACCATGGTTTCCATGCTCTCTTTTTGGTTTCTAACATAGTGTAGTCTTAGTCTTTCTGGATTCCAGCCTACCATAATGAGAGTTTGTTCCATTAGATAAGCTTTTGCGGTGTCATCGAAGTCACCAGAATTAATCAATTCCCAAGGCCCTGGCCAAGATTCAGAATCATATATGTCTAGAACATAGGTGGATAGCGGAGCCCATGCCACCCATTTTGCTACACGATCAAGTTGCTCGTGTTCTTCTAGGCCCTCAAGACTTTGGCGAAATTGCCTCCACTCAAGAAGGCGCTCACTGCTGGGTAGAAGAAACGGATTCATGCTATTCTCCTGGGAGAAGTTATACCACAGGGGTTGACCATTCACGGCCGTTCATGGTTAGAGTAAAATTGGCGGATATGCCTGTTTTACAGCTTAGCCATGAAATACCGTTATCAGTCCCCTCACTTGATAAACGAGTTAATCTAAATTCAATCGCGCTTGTATCTGGTTGACCAAGCGTTGACTTGAAGACTACTCCGATCTGTGATAAGTCAGGATCACTAGGATGAACACAAATTGAGATTTCACCTAGAATCTTTAGATTGCCATTGTTTGCTGAGAGTCCAAAGTCATAGACTGCGAACTCCCTGGAACCATGAGCAAAGAGAGGAATACATGAAACAAAGACACTAGAAACGTTAGAAGGAAGGCTAGCTGCTGCCAAAGCACCATGGTGATAGACATCGCCCTTGATTCCACGCTGAACGTCTAGTTCAGTGATGATCTTAATATTCTGATATGGATAAGAGCGGCGACCAGAAACAGCCGGATGATTAGGCGCACCGTAGAATACTTCTCCGGTATCGGTAGTCATTCCGATTTCACCATCAGCCAGCGCGTCTGGAAGCTCGCTGGCTGTGCCTCTGCGATGCTGTATACGACTGATCTGATAAACCGCCATTGCCTGACCTCCAATTATAGTGTATTTATTGCGTTTGGCTTGACATCCTTGCCACTTTTGTTACACTGGCGAATGATTACAAAAACCATACCTGCGATCGGAACACGAGTCTCTGTTGAGACTCAATATACCATTGAGTGGATGAATTTCCCAAAGCCCGCGATTGTGGGAGTTATCGCCCCTAGCAACCCTTGGGACCAACCTGGAACCTTTAGAGTTGTTGATCGAGAAGACGTCTTTGCTCGTCACAAGCATGAAAGTGTTATTTCGATTGACCGAGTCAAAAGCCTAACGATCCTAGATCCAAAAGCTGTTCAAGAGCCAACAACACAAAGTAATCTGAACTCTTTTGAAATCAAAGGAAGCAAGGGGGATCTGTATACCGTTGTAATTGATGGTGACAAGGCTTCCTGTAATTGCCAGGCTGGTTCACATGGTCGACTCTGTAAACACATCAAGACGGCTCGTCAGATGGTGATTGATTAAAGAACTTATCAAGGCGCTCTAGCCATTCGTCAGTTGCCTTGGTAAATTCCTCACCTTCAAAGACATATTCCTGGAAGCTCAAATCTCTGGCTACCATAAAAATAACGCCGCGTTTGATATCTGTCCCAAACAGCTCGTTATGTGCTAGAGCATAGGCAGATAGCTGACAGGCATAATTGTTGATCTTGTCTTTGCTCTTCATCTTGTTGGTAGTCTTATAATCCATAATGGCCGGTTGGCCATTGTGAATACCAATCAAGTCCGCGGTGCCAGCGTATAGTTTGGGAAAGTAGAGCATCTCTTCCATTGCCCATACTTCGCTTACGTTGACTAGGCCTCGTTTGATGATGATATCTGCCATGTTGCTTGCCATCTGACGAACTAGATTATTTCCTCGAGGTCTTTCAATCTGCATCATCCAGTTTTCCAGATGAGTATGCATCAAAGATCCCAATCCAGTTGCTTCATCTCGGATTTGATCTGCTTTTTTATCACCAACCCAAGCACGCCATTCCATGAGTCCGGTTTTGTCCTCAGTTGCTCCTAGGATAGTGGTGACACTTGATAGCTGATTTCCTTCAGGGCAAACATAGAAACGGTTGCCATCTGGGTGTGTCACACGTTCAAGAGTGTGATAGTTGAAATGTTTTTTAACGGGGATCATGAGCTCTTTTTCTTTCTAGTATATAGGTTCTGGATAATCTGAGTCTATATCCGATCTACTGCTCATGGTTGGAGCGGATGTTTCCATCCGCTCCAATATTTATTAGCGCTCTGATACCTTCTTGGTGATAACCTTGGGTGTCGTTGGTTTGTTGGAACGAGCATCGTTATCGAACTCTTCAAGAGATCCGTATTCAAACTCAGCTTGCTTGATAATCTCACTATCCAATTTGGGGTCACCAAACATTTTAGCGCAAACTGCCTTGATGACCTGATTGATATGTGATTGTGGGTTTCTCTTGATAGTGGCCCTGACTACCCTCAATGCGTGAGCAATCTGACCAACGGTTAGTTTATAACTCTTCATCATGCGCTCATTGACTTCCTCATCCTGAGCCTCTTCTTGAATTGCTTCAAAAAAGCCCTTAGACAGCTCTGCTAGGCGAGCTCGGGTTTCATGTACAGTCGGAGTAGCCGAGACCGGGGCTGACCCGTGACGGACGCCTGCGAGCTTCTGCGCTTCCATGATTTGCTGCTGGAAAAATACTTCCTCAGTGGTTTCATCGACCACTTCTTCAGCTGGTTCAGCATTGGCATCTTCGTAAAACTGACGATATTCACCAGTTGGCATAACATCAATGCCTAGAACATATGCTCCCTCGGATAATGTGACCGGAATATTTCCTGCTGAAACTTGAGCCGCTACTGATCTGGCTGATCCATAATCAGCAAAGCCTTCTTGGACTAGGATTGTCTTAGTACCAGCAGTTGCCCAGCTTGGATTCTCTGCCGAACCAATGTTCTCCATGATCTGCGTGTGGACGACGACCACAAAATTGTTGGCTTCCATTACTGGTTCCTCCTCAGGTAATTGTTCTTCAGTGCTGGCCTCACAAACAGAGAGGTCCAAATTATCATCAAGCAGAGCATCATCAAATCCATGATCCTCTGATAAATCTTCTTCATAAAACTGATCCTCCACATCAGTGAGGAGGGCATCAGTCTCCATTATATAATTCAATGCTCTTGAACGGAACTCTTGTTCATCCAATTTACCAAACGCCTGCATATAGGAAGAATCAAGATAATGACGGTATCCTAGGCGCAATACAGTTTCCACATCAGCGCCTTCAGCCAAACCACCCCAATCCAGACATTCCTGTAGGTCACCGCGGTTAAGGCTTTCTGATATCTCACTCAGACCTTCTGCCAGACTTTCAGAAACCTTGCGTGCGACCATTATAGGACTCTTGATATTCTTACCCAACAGTCCGCGCTTTTTGAAGTCAGCATATGTTTCTTGTCGGGCTAACATCGCATGACTCTTTGATGCGCTGAAGGCAATGACTTGAAAATGCTCCATGTCAAACTCAGTACAACCACCACACATCGTGGTGGGCTTAAAGGTCACACTCTTGAAGGCCTTGATAGCTTCATTTTTGCTCTCATAACCCAACATGACTTTGTCTTCGTCAAACTTGGATCCATCAACTGTCATCTGATGTATGACGTAAACCTTAGAACCCTTCTTGGGGTTCTTCCTCACATAGCAATCAAGATGTTCACCATCTGGGCTATGTGTTCCTTTGATATATCCATAATGGGCGGGAACCTTGATAGCCCATTCTTCACCGGTCTTTTTGTTCTTCCCACGACGATAACCATCGGCGGGAACTTCGATACTGATATCCAGTCCTTCAAAATTCATATGACGGTGAAGCTTGGCTTCATTCAAACTCTTAATAAAATCCATTACCAGAGTATCCTCCATTTAAAGGTGTTACCGGTGTTGGCCTTTAGAGGTGTCACTTGGTAACCCAGATCTACAAATGTCTTGCGAACTATGTCGATCTGTTCAGTCAAAGTTCTGATATTCACATCAGTAAAAAGCGTCGCAAAATAGTCGCTTGGATCAATCACATCCTCATTCTGATAGTTCACATCAAGCGGATTGGTCATTGGGCTATTTGCCACTTCGACTTCGTATTGGCCTTGCTCTATTGCTTGATATATGGCTTGCTCAATCGCTCTGATTTCAGCATGGATAATCAGATTATTACGAGAGCCAGCTCTTGCTTCTGCTGCGGTAGGAAAGGTGCTCATTCGCTGTTGTTCCTTTCTACGGAACGAAGTGCCGCCGAGCGAATATTCTTGTCATCCTTCTCAGCTTGCTTCTGATCAACCTGGCGACCAGCTGTAGGATTATCCCAAAACACCGTCATTTGTCCAGTTTCAGGGTCTGTCTCAATCTTGATACCCTTGGACTTAGCTAGAGCTTGATTCACTAAATCAGCTTCTAAACGGAAACCTTCAAAATCTGGGGATTTGTTCAACTGATCTAAGATTTGCTGAACGGTGATACTGTCCATGCCTTGCGCCTTCAAAGGCGCGATGATATCCATGATATAGCTCTTGGCCATAGTCACGACACTCATCTCTTCTGTAACTATTTCGTTCCAGCGCATAGACGTCTCCTAATTTCATACTATTTACCGTATATCGTTCAGAGACGGCGAAGCCCTGGTTTTACCCAGGGCTTCGACTTTTTACTTTTCGGATTCAGCGTCGCTGGCTTCTTCCTTTGGCGCATCCTTCTTTACAAAAGGATTTGCTTTTGGCTTCTCGGCCTTTGGTGTTGTTTCCTCAACCTTTGGTTCTTCAACCTTGGGCTCTGATGCTCCACCTTCAGTTTTGGCTGCGCCCTTTGGATTTGCCTTTAGTTTACCATAATCAGTAGAGAATGGTTCACCCTTGTACTGACCCATTGTATCAACTGGCCAATGAGCGGCGTTGATATTCTCACCAAGAGGTCTGCTGCTTTCGTCAGTTACGCCTTGGATATCAACATTGCCTTCGTTCTTGTCTGCCCAAGCAATAAAAGCTGCGCCATTCTTGAAAGTCTTATCAAAACGCTTGTTGTTTGTGCCCATTAGACCATACGCACGAACTTTGCCTACCCAACCACCGTTGGGATCTTCGGCTTCGTTCATACCTGGCTTCTTGTCATCAGAAACTAGGCTCGCGGCTTTCTGAGCAAACTCACCAGCATTCTTTGGGGCATCGCCGTCCTTTTTGAGCTGATTGAGAATCTTGGTAGCAGCGGTTCGCTCTTGACCTGAAAGGCCTGCCATTGCGCTAGAAACACTCTTGTTGGCAGCAGTTTTATCGTTGCCCATTGCGCTACCTAGTTTGGCTAGCGCCGCATTGCCGTTCTTCTTATCCATTGGATTCAAAGTGGAAAATTCACGAAGCTTGACCACACTGTAAGCAGCTGGCTTCATGCCAAATTCAGAAACAAAAGCTTCTAGAACCAGTGCTTCGAGGTCTTCGCTGCTCTCAACTAGATTCTTACCGGCAAGGTAAGCTACTGCTTCCTTGACAGCTTTAGCAGCATTTCCCTTGTTTTCTCTCTTGATCGAAGCCTCGATCAAGTTAGCAATTGCGTGAGCAGCCAAAACGGTTTCGTCTAGCTTGTCATCACCCTTACGCTTACGCGCACTCTTGCGCGCAACGTCTTTGGACTTCTTTTCCCAAGAATCGTCGTCGTCATTGGCCTTGTAGGTCTTGCCTTCATCGACCTTGTCGTCACCTTTGCGCTTACGAGCAGCTTTGCGCTCTACATCCTTGGACTTTACATCGTCCATGTCGTAGTCGTCACCGCGCTTGTAGGTCTTGCCTTCGGTAACAGTTTCGGTCCAATACCAACCGTCTTCCTTCTTCATAACGGAAAAATTGGTACCTTCAGTACCGCCGCCGATTTCACTCTTGGCGTCGGTCTTTGCTTCTAGCTTGCTCGAGAAGGGACCATAGCATTTGCTGGACGCATCATAGGATTCAACAAGTCCTAGGTCAGGCGTGCGATCCTGAGTAAAGGTTGGCTCAGCAAGCTGTACCATAGCAGCCATACCATGCTTCTTCTTACCAATCCAACCAGCTAGTTTGGCCGGGTCACTAGCAGCCTTTTGAGCAATGCTAGTAGCAAATGATCTAAAGTGTTCTTCTGGCATACCTGCTGCTGCCTCATTCAGCACCCAACTGATAAGGGAGTTCAAACCTTCTTCCTGGATCAATTTTCTACCTGCGGACTCAAGAATGACTGACTCATTCAGAGCTTTTCCACCTTCAACTGATTCCTTGCGAGCACGACCCAGTGGTTCATCCTCTGGACCGGCCGCCGCATCAGCAGCACCAAAGTCATCCATTGCTGCGTCAACTACGTCTTCACCGGCATCATCAGAAGAGGTCATCTCGTCAGAAGCCATATCATCAGAAGCCATGTCGTTTGCCGGAATCTTACCTTCCAGCTTTAGAACAGCGTTACCCAATTCGTCCTTGGCGTGACGAACGGTATTCATTGCGTTTGAAATAGCTTCCTGTGAAGTAACTTCAAAAGAGTGGGCTGCTTCTGGTCCAAATGATCCCTTCATCTTATCAACCAGAGGGAATAGATCCTGGGCATTCATCTTGGCCAGGTCCTCAGCCATATTCTGAAGCTTGTGCATCAGATCCTGTGCGGCTAGGATCAATTCTGCTTGATCTAGATCATTTTCTAGTAGAGTCGACAAGCTAGCTGGATTAGCTGATTCTTCAAGCTGACGAGCCTTCATTAGAGCAGCCTGCGTTCGAGCAAACTCCTCCTTGATCGCCAACAGCCTTTTCATTTTGGTGTCTGTCATATGGTCTGCTCCTTACGCGGAAGTCTTTTTGGATCGCTTAATGCGCTTTGGGGCAACTTCACTGAGAAAGATGCCAATTGCTTCCTGGATTAAAACGGCTTTGGTGTAGGATGGATCATTATTGTAGGAGTTAAAAGCAGACTCCTTGATAATCCTGCTACGCTCAAGACCATACATCTCATAGATGCTCTGGAGTTGGGCTAGGCTCTGGGCAGCATCAAAGTCAATCGTCAATCCATAAAGCGACTCAAGGACATTTAAGACCTTTGATAGACGATAGCTTGCGCTGGTGTTGAGTTCATCAATAACCATGGCATCCTTCCAGGTAGGTAAGCTGCGATATTCTGTATATTTAGTCAGGTAAGTCATTCAGTCAGCAAGATACCACTGGTTAGAACCAGTGGTATCTTTTTGCTTAACGAAGAGATTCTAGAATACTCTTGATTTGGTCTTGGGCAACCAAAGCATTTGCTTTGGCAACGTTGAATCGTGTTTTGAATACCTCAGCAGCGGCGGTTTCATTCAGTTCCATAGAACGAGTATAACGAGCCTTGTGCTTTGCGGTTTCCAAACGATTTCGGTTGAATTCTTCCTCTAGTTCTAAGACTTCCTGGACTCTAGTCGAATTCAAATCCAGGCCTTTGTTCATAAGCTTCATGATAGCTTGTGCCGTTTCCTGGAGTCTAAGGTTGCTCACAACATCACGACGATTACCGTCAACAACATTGTAAGATTTGGTTTCTTTACCATTGCTTTCTTTGAGAGAAATGAGAACCTCGAAAGAACCTGGTGAGCTTTTCTGAACTGCGGCACCTTCGTTCAGATACGTTTTAGTAGCTGAAGGAGCCGTTTGCTCCATTACAGTTTCCTCACCACTCAGACTATTGAGCTTGGTGAGAATATTCTTCATGGCATCAATGTCTTCTCGACTGGTTCCCATAGAAGGAGAATAGTGTGTAGTATGATTTTCCCTTAGAGGCTGTGATCCTCCAGTATAAAAGGCTTGCTGGGGTTGCTGAACAGCAGGAACGTTTGTGCCTTCCATGATTGCCCTTAGTCTCGCCATTTCCTGGATGTCGCGAGCACTAGGCATGTTTGAGGGAATTAGATCGTTTGACATTTTATCTCCAAAGGTCTTCGAGACCGCTTACAACATAAAAGAGGGATCCTTCACGCTGGGCTCTTTCAAGAATACCCCTACTTACCATCTTTCTAGCAAGCTCTCGCTGTCGTTCATCAAGATCCTGTCTCTTGATGAACTGACCCTCTTGTGATTCGATCAAATCAATTAGATCCTGTTCCTCTCCAGAAACAGGTATTTGAATTCCGCCTCGAATCTCTAGAAAACGCATCTTACTTTTTGCGTCGTTCGCCAAGATAATCACGACCCATCATCTGAGCCTGATTTGTTAGATCCTGTAGCTTCTGAATAAGTGACTTGTATTCAGAAAGACGAATATCAGCCAGCCCTGCTTGGATACTATTCAGAGCATCTTCGATTTGGGACATTGCTTCACTTTGTGTTGGCAAAGTATTACCAACTGGCATGATAGGATCCGTACCCACAGCCCCTGGAACTCCGGCGTCAGCAGGAAGTTCCAAATCGTCAGAAGGCATTTCAACGTCTAGAGTCAAAGGTTCTTCCATGTTGTCTTCAATGTCGCTGTCCATATCGGCCATTGAGTCAACTTCCATATCTTCAAGGTCATCAACAACCGGACCGGCTGCTAGAATACCCTCTGGATCAATCTCAGGGGCTTCTACAACTTCAATGCCCGAAAAGTCGTCATCGCTTTCCAGTGGCAAGCCTGCGAGTTCGCGCAGGCGGAATAGTGGATTCACTGGCTTCATCATGCCTATCACTCCCTCGTCTAAACGGCTTACTTCTGACTCTGCAACCATTTCTAGTTGACCGTTCATAATAACACCAATTGTTCCATTAGGTCCATGAGGAATTTTGACCTGACCGGCTACTTCACCAACCATGACTTCCTCACCAACTTCATATCCGATCTCTTCATCAAATCGAGCCTTATGCTTGGCTCCACGACCGAACTTATCCACCTTGCGAGGATCTTTTCCGTTATCGTGCGCACCCGCACCTCCACGAGTCTTAACAGCCGCAACTACTGGATTACGGGCTTTCATCGAGTCGATTTTTGCCTTAGCATCCTTGGCACGCTTTTCAGGTTTCTTACTCATTTTTTCCTCAATTGATTCAACTCGTGGCTTTTCAAACCAAAAACCAAATCCACCCCAGGCGGACCCGTCTACTGTTCCAAAATGAATCTTAATACCGTCAGAGGTTTTGAGAACCTCTTTTTCGTTGAACTCACCTTTTTCAGTAAGATTAGAAACTCTGTGAAGAAATTCTTCCTTCATTTCCTTTTCAACCTTTAGTCCAACTGCTGAACCAATTTTTAGGAAATGCTGATACACCCTATCAAAACCATACATGCCACCAGGGATATGAATCCCTGAAACGTAGGTTATCATACCTTTTTGCGAAGTAGAGAACTTGGAAGTATCAGGGCCAGACGGAACAGTCTTGGAATCAGTGGTGTGATTCTGAAACTTCCCGGCGATTTCCTTCATTATTTTTGAAACTTGATTTGAAAACTCAGCGGCGTTGGTTTCCACTTCAACAACGTATGATTCATTCACACAATGACGCGAATCTCGAACCGTAGGCTTTCTAATAATTTCAGAAAGAGCTCTACCAGTGCGATATGCCATATCGCGATCACCGCATTCAATACGGTAAGCAACAGGGCTTGTAGCCTGGTATTCTACCTGGTTTTCATCCAACCAGTCAAGAACTCTATCTCTATTTTGTTCAGAAACCTCAATGGAATAAGAGAAACCCTCATTGAGTTTTGTCATGAATCCAAAAGTCTCATCGAGAGGCAGGCCTGAACGTAGACTTTCAAACTTTGCGTTCAGATAATCATCGTTCATCTTTGCTCTCCCTAACTTGATACCATATTTACCAAGTATCTTTTCAGCATCTACCTGGCTTTGGTATGGTCGATCTGTTCTATTGAACGCTTGAACTAGGTTCATTAGATCATTGCCATTGACCTCACCCTTGAATCGCTCGGCTGTTTTTTCATCAACCCCTCGTCGTATCAGTTCGTCAGCAATGTCTAACTTATCCATTTTTCTTTGCCTTTTTGACAACAATACGGGTTTTGATCTTTGGTCCACGTGATTCGCGGATGATACTGTCAAACTGACGAGCCCATAGAGCTGATGCCCGTTCCAAGAACTTACGTTCTTCAACAGTTATAGAAAGAGGGTTGTCCCCAAAGAGCTCAGAAAGAGTCATTGATTTCTCACAAATAGGATATCCTCTGGTATTTAGCTTATCACTGTAAAGTTGGACAGAATGTAAGCAGTTAAAGCAAGTGAGTGTGATTGCTGGACTTTGAATAAATATCAAGCAAGTCGCGTATCGGGAGACTACCTTCATGGGTGATATAATCAAAAGTGTAGTCGAGATGATCGCCAAAGGAGATGGAGGAGCATTAACGGCTCTCCTTCTAGGAATCATTGGTGTCTTGGGCTGGTATTGCTTTCGTCTAACTAAGCAATTGGAAAAAAAGGACGAGAAGATTTACAAGATCATTGACGATTACTCAAAAAATAACATCACTATCACAGAAGCCATGAACGGCTTAAAACTGGTTCTGATTGAGATCAAGGCAAAGCTCTAATGATGAAATGGCTGTTTGAAAGCAAAGAAGCTGCTGCCAAACGCGCATCACGTGCGGAGACCTTGAAAGTAGCACTGGAGTCAAGTGAAGCTCTTGAAAAAGCAGCCAAAGGAACGTTGGATCTGGCTGCTGATGTTACTGAGACTCTTCAAGCCAAAATTGACGACTATACGACCCAGATCGACCAAACCGCCAGGCTATTGAATGATGCCTTGATGCTGGTGAGCCCTGAAGGTGAAATACAAAGCTATAACCCAGCCGCTGAATCCATGTTTGGATGGAAGAAAAGAGAAGTAGTTGGCAAAAAGATCAGTATCCTTTTTCAGTTTCCTGAGGACCCTGTAATTGATGTAGACTTCATGGAATCGTTGGTAACGCAGGTAAACACTAATGATGAGTTTACCAGCGTGAACTATGAAGATTTCAAAGGTATCAGAAAAGACGGAAGCGTTATCTATATAGACGTTTCAGCAAGCAAGGTAGTTCGCAGCGACAAGAAAATTTACTATATCATGTTGGTCAGAGATGTCACACATCAGGTCAACAATAGTATTATGATACGTGAACTGGCTGAGCACAATCAAGAACTTATAACAACAATTGATGCGTCCAGCACTGGGTTCATGATCCTTAACCCAGATGGATCCGATTTCAATATCAGTTTTGTTAATGAAGGTTTCGCCAAACTGGTTGGGTTCAAGAGATCAGCTATCAAGAAAATGAATCTACGTGATTTGTTTGGAACAGACTCCACCTTTTGGACTATTCGTAGAACCCTCATGGAAGGTGTAGAAGGCAGACACGAAATCCAATTCGACATTGGAGTTAGTCAAACTGCCGTATTTGAGGTTCACCTGACACCTGTGAAAAAAGCTTCTAAGCCAGTTCAATGGATTTTGGTATTCTATGACACAACCGAATTGAAGAAGGCATACCAAGCTCTTGGAAAAAGCCAAGCAACGTTCAAGGCATTTAGCGATGCTAGTTCTGAAAGCTTGATAATTCATGATCACACTAGACTGATGGAATGGAATGATAGAGTTATTCTCCTAACAGGATACTCTGACTCAGAGCTAGAAACCATGAATCCTTCTGATTTGCTTCATCCTCTTGAAAGAGAAAGGATGCTATTCAAGCAACATGATATAGAGGATTCATCTTATGAGACTCTATTCCTTACCAAGACCGGTGAGGTAAAGGATGTTGCCATCAATAGCAAACCAATTGAGTGGGATAACACCGACGCCAGAATAGCCATTGTTCGAGATGTCACAGCGTTCAAGGATGTGGAAACTCAGTTGAAGACCTCTCGTGAAAGATATAAAACCGTAGTAGACAATACCATTGATCTCATTGTTTGTTTCAACAAAGACTTTGAAATCACCTTTTCGAACCAAACGTTTCGAGACTATTTTGATGTAGAGGTAGAAGACATAAACGGTTTCAGTCTACTAGAAATCATCCCTGAATCTGATCATAACAAGTTCATCAAATACATGCTGGAAGTTCTTCCGGGCCAGGAAATTCGTCGCGGTGTTCATCGTGTCAAAAGGCATGATGAAATCAGGTGGCAGGATTGGATTGATCGAGGCATCTTCGATGAAGATGGTAATTTGATTGAAGTCCAAAGTGTTATACGAGATATCACTCATCTCATACCCAGTCAATAATACTTGACCCCTAAATTCTAGATGCTATCTCTTTGATCAAAGGAGATCATCATGGAAATCATCAAGCGCGGTATCTATACCATCATCATCGATCGAGATCATGAACGCCGGGTCATCGAAGCAATTCGTGCTCGCAAGTCTTCCTGATACAGAAAAGCCCCGGAGAAACTCCGGGGCTTCTTTGTTTGCTTTTTCTAATCTAGGATTAGAAAGCTGCAGGAGCAATAGCAAAAGTTGCGGTCGAGCTACCTAGGGCAGCGCGAAGAGCAACCTGACCAGCAGCGTTGAAATCTGCCAGTGTGTTTGGAGCAACTGTGGTTCCGAAAACATCAGCGTGCTCAACAGCAAAGGTGAAACCGGTAGCGGTAACGTTACCCAGGATCACTGGCTGTGCGCGAGTGGAGATGATTTCGATAACCTTGTCCAGGTTCGAAGTGCCGTTTGCAGGATCAGCGGTCAGGTCACAGTTAGAAACGGTGACAGTGAACATCTTAACTGCGCCGGATAGAAACTGGTCATTGCCAGCAGCGAAGCCGTTTACTTTCTCAGTCATAGTGAATTCTCCTATAGAGAGTTTCTGTTAGAAGTATTTATCTAAGAGCATCTTTTAGCGGCGGATAACTGTAGGTTTGGATTTGCGACTTTTACGCTTCTTTTCAGCAGCATCATAAATCCCTTTGTGACCATTTGGATCAAAGCCAGCACCAATACCTCCTACGGAGGTAGCAACTGATCCTGCACCAGTGGCACCACTACTAGCTGTTTCCAGTATAGGTGTTCCTACAATTTCACTCCATCGCATTATATCACCTTTATTCCAAAACGTCTGAGTGCCTCTTTGGGAATTTCTACTTTCAAGCTATTTAAGCGCTCAACATAAATCTCGTAGATTTTCAAGCGGTCAGATATGGTATAGGTTGAGTTCATAGCAATTGATATACCTTCAAAGGTATTCATATCATCAACCTTATAGTGATCGCCCAGAACCATTTCAACGATCTGTTTGGGATCTTTGATGATGTCAGCTCTGGCCGGAGTGGCACTTGGATAGATGGCCATGAACTCTTCTTTGGATACCTCTTTTAAGCTCTGAACTCTGCCTTTGCCGTCTTTTCTCATCGGCCTATAGCGATATCTCCAAATACAGCCTTTGTCATGGAAGAACGTAGGACCAACCCTTGCTATCATCTCTCCATTCTCCTCAAGAACCCAATCACTATTGAAGGCCACTAGAGCTTTGATGAGCTCAGTTCGGTAAAGGCCTCTGAGAGAACTCAAATTTGGATTATGTTTCCAATAGTAAAACCCATCAAGAAAAGTCGGATCATGACGAGTTGAAAAGTAGCTGAACTTTTGCCACTCATAATCACCAAACATGAAATCAACCTGCACGTATCCATTAGCAGGATCCCCACCAATGGGAACCGCCGTGAATATTTGGTTATTTCCCAGGCGAGGTCGAACGTTATCTGCCCCGAGAAGTTCAACCAGGTCTTTGGCAACCTTTTCCTGATCATATAGTTCAATGCTACAGTTCAGATCAATATCACCACTGGTAAAACTTTTCCCAGCACTGCCTAACAGTCTATCACTCCAGTCATGATCTTGCAGATGGCCATCTTTCCAGTTGTCTAACAACCAGGTGATAGTAGGCTCTATCTCTTCTTTTTCAATTCTACGAGTTATGCCCCGAAACGCTTTACCGCCCATCTTCAATTCTCTTTCTTGTGTCACTAAACAGATTCAATGTTCTCTGATGTAGCTGCCCTGCATACAAAATCAGTTCTTGCCTGGCACCTGATCTGATGATATGTTGAAGACCAAGTCTCTTGGACAGATAACGTCTTAGAAGTGTATCCAATCGTTCTAATCGTTTTTCTTTTGGCCAGTCCTTGGTTCTAGAAAGAAAGCTAGGGCGAGCAGGTCGTCTGCCCCCAACCAGCCAGTATTTTACAATATGGGTAAAGCGATTGGCTCGATGGAATTCTTCCCGATCAACTATTTTGAATTTGCCCTGATTGCTTTCAACAACCACACCTTCTTTGAAGGATCCAGCGCCTATTATACTCGGTTGCTCAAGGACCAATACTCTATAGACAATATCCTTGAATATGAGGACCATTGACCTAAAAACTTCCTTGAGTTCATTACGCTCCGTAGCGAGATCCTTTTTTAGATCATTCCAGTTTCTATCACCACATTTATGATGTTTCCTTGATAGATTGATATCTAGGACGTCAAAGACCGTGAAACCCGGTGTCTTACTTTCTTGTTGAAACCAATGATCCAATACGATTCTGAACTTCTTAGCGTGAGTCGATAGCCTGGCTTTTACCATTTCTTTGGAAATGTGTGGGTTGATAAACACCTGCCACTTTTGTTTTTCAGCTATGATTTCACTGCTAACACCATCAGAACTTTGACGATAATTGACATCAATCATACATTCGAAAGAATCAAATAGGCGTATATGACTCTCTTCAAATGTAAAGCTAGAAGAGGTAATGATAAGGATACCGGGAACCTCTCTGGGGATCACGTATGGAATAGTATTTGGTGATGATCCCTGAATAATCTCCGCCTCTAGATATTGTTCAGGACTGATTAGTTTTTCCTTGAATAGAGCATCAATTACAGTAGATGCTACCATATGGCCAATGCGATATGATGTTGCCCAACATTCATCAGACCAATCATCAACGCTATGGCAGGGATCGCCTCCCTTACGCCTACTATAAAAGGACCCTGATTCATCCAACCCAAAGCGCAGGTGGCTACCGTCGAGTTTTTCACTCGGCCACCACATTAAGTCAAGGCTATCATATATGGCCTTGGCACTCAAATCTTCATAATGGGGAATACTAACCATGCCCTACGTTTAACATAGTAGAGCATGGGTTCGCATTATTTAGGTTCTGGAGCGCAAAAGCGCGTATCCAATTCTCGCCAACACATCAATATCGCTATCCTGCATACGACCATAGCCTTTGTCGGCAGTATCTTTGACATACTGAGTAATCTGTTTGAGCTTGGCATCGCCAATCTCTAGTTCTCGTTTGAGGATCCCTGACATTTCTTGAATATCGTATGGGCCAACTGAGGTGGGCTTGCTATCTGCACTCTTACGAGATGATCCCTGTGCCATTTTCTGACTAGCCAAATCAGCGATAGCGTCGTTGGTGTCGTTCACTGGACCATTCAAGAGATACTCATCATTTATATGACCGGCACTGGCGTCCATTAGATCATCAACAACTTCGTCACTCAGAACATCAGAATCGGCTTCCATGATCGATTCTGCTTGAGTCTGTGGGTTTTGAGGTTTTCCGATTGAGCGAGAAAATGTCGCGCTGCCCAGGGTCAGCTTGTCCCCAACCGGCATCTTTGCTAGTTGGGCTGAAATCTTTTCACGATCCCATTCGCCATTTGGTAAACGATAATCTTTGGGATTAGCTTTGATTTCGCCTGGCTCTTTTCGGTTGTCGTTCTTTTCAACATCAACGCCGACTTTGCCAAAATCACTCAGCTTGGTATTGAGATCCTTGGGAATAGGGACACCGTCATCTTCATCACTATCAGCAGCGTTGTTTTTGTTGCCTTTGGTATCATCTATTTCATTACCTCTAGAAATCTTTCGTTGTGGAGGGGTCTGATCCTCGGTATCACTGGAGGGCGCATTATCAGCTTTGGTCTTTGAATCATCAAAAACCTTATCCTTGACTACGGCAACATCTTTGTCTGAAAAGCCAATACGAACTCGCATAAAGCGATCCATATCGTCATCAGTGCCTTGTCGTCCTGTCTGTCCCAGCCATTTCAACCATTCTTGCTTGAGGCGATTTGCCATTTCGGCTCGCTCTTTGCTGCCAAGACGACGAATACGCTTATTTCGGAGATTGGTTAGCCAGCCTTCAAGGAGAACTGGTTCTTGAATGCTCTCTACGAGACTCATCAAGCGGCGGATATCAGAACTGTTATTTGCCACGCTTGCTCTCCTCGACCTTGCGATATTCTCGAATCTTGCGATTGAACTTATCAGGATCCTTATTCTTTATGGCATTGATGAATCGACGCTGTAACTCGTCTGCTTCTTCATCACTGAAGCTCTCTGAAATAAGATTCAAAAGATTGACGGCGCCAGCGATCACATTAGATGCGCGAGCTTCTACAATCTGGTGTTTATCTCTTTGAGGAACGAAAAGATCAAGTTCCTCGATTAGACTTTTGACGCGACCGTCTTTCATCGTGGTTCCCTTACTTGCTGGAGTAACCAGAGTGGCGTTCCAACAGCCTTTCGAGCATGTTGGCGGCAAGTGCCAATCCTTCTTCGACGCCGCGTGCGTAGTCAAGATTACCGTCAGGTTCTCCATAACTGCGAAGCTTGAAAACTATGTCATTTAGATCTTCAAGCAAAAGGGAAGAGGTATCCACGTCTACAACGTGGATACCTTCATAAGTCACATCTTCGGTAACATCCGACACTGAAGAGGATTCAGTAAGTCTGATATACCTCCTAATGTCATCAGGATGACTGAACATTCATGACTCTCCTATATGGCGCGCTTTGTGTATTTAGTAGAATGCCAGTTTACTTGTCTAGACTTCTAGCTAGGTTACGTAGATTGGCTCCACTAGCCTGGTTCTTAGAAACATTACCAGGCTCGGGGCGTGCTAGTATAGGATTCTGCGCTGCGGGCCCTGTAGGCCCCTTATCAGGGCTGTAAGCAGTGCCTATGCTCTTGGGAACGACTGTGGTGGTCTTATTTGTTAGACCGGCCTGTAGTCCACTAACAGCTGATCCTCTACCTTCTATCATTTCTTGAGGAGCGTCCTCGATTCTAAGGGTATTGGGATCAATCTTCAAGAATATCTTCTGCCCAACACCAGACGATGAACGAGTCTTGAGAAACTGAATCTGATATTCACCTCTGTCCTTCATCGCGGTAGTAGTAAGAATCGCGAGCACGTTGTCTGCCGTGTTGATCTTCGAGATACCACCAGCAATATGACTTGCGTCAAAATCTTGCTCCTGGATTGAAGCACGGTTGAGCTGTGAAGCTGTGGCACATAGAATATTCCACTCTACAGCAAGAGCACGAAGTTCTTCTGAGGTGAACTTATCCTTGATAAACTGGTCACTGACATTGATCTTACCACTGTTTGGATGCATCAAATCAAGATAGTCTACCACAATAGCATCTGGACGAGTTCCGGTTTGGATTTCAAACTCTTGTAGATATGCCCTGATGTCATTGGCAGTTGTTCCTGCCATCGGCAGCTTTTTGATTTGTAGCTTGCCCCACTTGTGAGTCTTACCACCAACTTTGCGCATCATGCCAAGACGCATCGCTACTTCATTGATGTCTTTGAAGATCATCTTTGTTGGAGTCTCGGTAATCATCGCGTCATATCGCAGACCAACGAGTTCTTCACTGAGCTCCATGGTGATATAGATAACACTCAGACCCATCTGAACCCAGTTGAGCGCTAGATTCTGAAGAAACAAACTCTTTCCGGTTCCTGGACCACCGCAGAAGAATGTGATTTCTCCACGGTTCATACCACCATATAATTTGCTGTCGATATCTCTCCAGCCAGTGGAAGTGGTATCAGTCTTGTCCCGCATACGTTCAAGACGTTCCAGCGGATTTTCAAAATAGTCTGTGCCCAGTTCAGTCTGTAGACTGATGAGCATATTCTCTTTTGAGCGACGTTCCAGTTCAGCATAATCACCCTGCGCAATCAGTTGTGGCCCGTCATAGACCAAAGCTTCCATGGCTTTGTGACGACAGAATCCACTGATTTCATCCAAGAACCAATCAATGTGATTTGATTGAATATTGGGGATTATGGGAAGGTCTAGATTGGTTTCTGCTTTTACTTGTTCTGGTGTTGGTAGAGCTCTGTATTCTTCAGTGAACTTCTTGATAAAGCGAACTGCCGGTCGAAGACGCTCATTCCAATATTCTGGCTTGACAATATTCTGACAGCGAACATAGGCGCTGTTGTCAGTAAGCATGAACTGAATGAGGACCTTCTGGACCTCTTCGCTGTATTCCTTGAGCTCTTGTTGTTCTTTTCTTTGGCTCACAGGACCTCCTAGTCTCTTATTATCTCAGCCGTTGCCGTTGTACACCTATTGATAACCTATCTTTGGTTCTGGCGTCAATAATCGACCAGATCGTATATAGCTTACCATAAGCCTTTACGGCATCCGCCGCGTCCTTGATTCCTTCATCCCAACGAGGAAAGGACACATGCCAGCCTTGAGCTAAAGCAGTATCAACTAGTCGTCCTCCTTGGTTTGTGCGATCAGGCACAACGATCTTGGTTTTGCCGGTTTGGTTTAACCACTGAATTTGTTCAGCAGTTACTTTATCACCTAGCATAGCAACACCATTGACCGCGATTCCGTCAAATGGTCCTTCATTTATGAATAGATATTCCCAATCCTCTTTGATGGCATCAGTATTGAAGATATAATGAGGTTGGACCTCACTGTAATAGCGGCGACTACTGGATCCGTTGACTATCCTGGCTGTCCAACCAACAATCTCATTTTCCCAATAGAATGGAATAATAACCCTCTGGTTCATTCCATCAGTGGTGTCTGGTGTCCAATAGTAGTCATATGACAGTAGGATATCCTCACCTCTATTGGCCACATAGTTGAGCACCTCCAGGAAGTGAGGATCCTCGCAATTCTCCTCAAGCCAAAAGGCTATAGGCTTAGCAGACTTTGGTAGGTTTCTGGATTCAAAAGTGATTGAAGCAGAAGCCTGCCGGGTAAAAGACTGCTCTATGCCACCCCCTTCAAGGAGAGTTTTGCGTAGAAGAGAAACATCAAAATCAAGACGTCTAATCTTCTCACTTGGCATACCTAGCCACTCAAAATACTTTCTCCACTTTGTAGAGAAACGAGCACCAGGAGACCAACCTGCTCGGAAACCACAGTTAAAGCAGGAAACCGAAGTCCGACCGTCAGAGTCAAACAAAATACCCGAACGTTTTTTGGTGTCTGCCCTCATCTGTCCGTTATGAATACAGCATGGACCATTGAACGTAGTCCAACGGCTGGGGGTTTGTTTACCCCCAGGGATACAGCTCATTAGGGCACTATAGATGAGGGTAGACATCAAGCAAATAGTCCGTTGTTGACAATTTGTAGCTTGGGCTTGTTCTCAGCCAGATGAGGGGCTTCTGCTTCCTTCTTGGCCTTGAGCGCGTTGACGTGATCCTTTTGATTGGCAACTTCAAACAATTGAAGATCCAAAACACCACGTTCCGCGTTGTCACTCGCTAGATAATTGAGAACCTTACGGTTTCTTTCAATTACTGACATTGGAGTTTCACTACTGAAAACTTCTTCGACAACCGACTTGATTTCAAGAAGTTGCTGAGGCACCGCAGAAGGATCGCCCTTGTCATATAGGTCTTGGGATTCGTAAACACCCTCAAGATGAACCTGAACATTGTGATTCATCAACATCGCATAGGTAACAACGTCCCATGTTGAAGTAAACTTGGGATCAACGTTGACGCAAATGTCACCCATTTTCAACTGCTCGCCAATTTGGGTTCTGACAAAACGCGAACCCTCAACACCATCTAGACGTTCATGGAACATCTCTTCCAAGACATCCAGGAATGGTCGGTCAGCGTCTTTGCCCTTGGGCGGTAGAGGAATCTTATTGCCGTTGTCATCAAGCAAATACTTGATGCGATCCTTGCCTGTTGAAATCATCTCATAACCAATCTGCTCAACACCCTCATCGTCTATATAGGTGTTGGTTGGGAGATAGTTTCGACCGTCAAGTTTTTCACCCTGAATACTCCAACTATCCTTATTCAGGTTATAACCCAAAAACACCTTACCATATGCCGCCAGAGTAAAGGGCGAACTCACATCATACGAAATAGTAAAGTTGGGATTGATCTGTTCACGAACCTGACGCTGGATCGTTGTATAGACGCAGCCGTGCTGGAACTTACCAACACCTAGGAAGTGCATCCAATCGCGGTCCTGTAGGACACCGTCATCGCGCATGTTGATGATGCGTCCCAGAGACATCTCAAAGTTTTCTTTGTGGTGCGAAGCTAGCGACCAACCTTCAAAGGGATAGTGCTTGACGTTTTCATACCAGATTTTGGATTCGCTTGCGTTACGACCCTGAACCACATTCAAGAACTTGGTGGCACCTGGAACTCGATTTTTTACAAAATAATCATTGTTGATCAGCGTTTGAAGCATACACGCATAAAACAAGCGATCATTCTTGTTGTTGACGTTGCCGCCATTTTTGATGATCAAAGCATCTAGAGCTTCTTTGTTTCCTGAATCAACAATATTGGGATCCAACGGGCTCTCGAGTCGCGCGAGGTGCTGGTCGATGTTACCAATCTGGATGCCACCAGTTGGGAAGTCGAGAATCATCGACCAATCACAGTTAGCTTCCATCCAACGCATCATGCGTTCGCGAGTCTTGTCACCCTCAAACTTGATCGCACCGGTCTGGATCTGGAAACCACCTGAGTCACCAAGAACGGTAGTTGAACCACGATCACGGCCAGTAACCATGTCTTTGCGTTCAGCAATACCGCTGCTCTTAGCTGCCTGGCCCGCTGAATACAGCGCGCTAGGTAGATAAAAGAGACTACTATTGGGGTTGAAGAAGTTCAGTTCCTCGCGTGGAATAGGTGGCTCACGCTTGGGGTTTTCCGCATTTACATAGCGGACATACATTTCTGAAATGGCAGGAGTGAATCGCGCATAGTCGCGATACCTCTTAGAATAATCAATTCCGGGCATTGACGGCCTCTTGTTTTGTTCGTGTTTAACCACTTTAGGCTAAACACGGGCCATCAGTCAATTTCTAAACACCAGTTTTGTAACTTTGCCTAGATCCTCTTCCAGGGGAGGATCACCATATGGATTCTGGTCATTCTGATTGAAGATCCTTACTCTCCACCACATCAAATTGGCTTCAAACGAATACCCTTGAGTGGAAGTTTCATGATCAAATTCATGTTTTTGAATTTCAAACCATTCCTCATCAGTTGGGGTTCCGTCCTCAACTGATCCTTCTATAATAATTTCACCAGTAAAGTTGTCCAAATAAGCAGCAAGAGTATGAACTCCTGTAAAATCGTCTACTTGAAGAGACCCAGGTATAGCTGATGTAACTCTAAAAGCCGTTCTACCATCAACAGGAACCTGTGTGAAGACTCTAAGATCTTCATACATCACAGTCTGACTGATTCTGGGCAGAAACTTGGGTCCTTGGAGAAGCTCAAAGAATCCTCTCTGTGTTTCATTAGCATCCACATATAGGAGATGAACTGAACCATCGGTATTGGTCACCGCAACCTGATAGCTATAGGTTTGAAGGAACCAATCAGCCATGACATCAGGCTCAATTATCAATTTACAGATTCCTCTGGCCTCGTTGATAACTCTTAGCTCTCTTCTCCACAATTCACGATCTATCCTATGGTCATAGAATATGATCTCAGCCGTCCTACCCATCATGTTTATAGGCTTTCGATCTGTATCTCTTACCACGAACTCGATCGTATTCTGCACGTCTCTAAAAACGCGGAAGTCATTTGTGTTCATGGGGAGATTCCAATTCACTGTGCCGCCAGTTTCTCTGAGCGTCATTTCAATCTTTCGCTTTTTGTCTATTAGAAAGACTGTCATGTTGAATCCTCAGATTGTCCAAAAACGGCTGGACTAAATATCCAGTATTTATTAGAGAGTGTAGGTTGTCCTAAAGTGTTACCCCAACTAGAAAATTTTCCATTTTTGACCTTGGGTCGCTACTTGGACCAAGAATATCTTGGTATAGTGGGAAACTCTGACAACCAGATAACCTCTATGTACGTTTACAACTCGCTACCTGACGAGGAGCATAAAAAGCTCTTTCTACAGCTTGGTGATGAATGGTGGTGGGAAACAAACCGTCAAATCCCAATCAATGTAACATTGAAAGAGAGATGGGCTGTCTTCCGTCCATATCTAAAGACTTTTATCAGCAGCGACTTTGAAATAATCCATGGTCCGTGTGTGAGCTTGGATTCGGTCATGGTCAAACGAGTCAAGCGTAGGCAGATACAGCTGGTTCGAAAGCAGGATGATTAAAAGGTAAGCTTAAAGCGCATTGCGTCAGATTTGCTCTTAAAACTGAAGACCAACGAGCATTCTGCATTTATACCAAGATGTGGAACATCAATATCAAATCCCCACAAATCAGTAACATTTTCTGAAATCCAATCCAGACGCTCTATGAATAGGTGTTCATAGGAATTCCACTCATTTCGAACATCAATGCTAACCAAATGTGGTTGGATGTCATCTGAATACCTAGAAAATCTCCCAGAATCTAACTTCTCTTCGCCAGTCCGAAGTGACGTCATTATGACTGAAAATGAAAATTGTTTGATCGAAGTCAAGGCCAGCCACGCCTCGACCTCAAGATAAGGGGTGCCGTCACAATATCGAACCGTTTTCTGATATGTCCTGCTCTTAGATAGCATTAGCTTGTTCCAAGAGTAAGTTGAGCTGGACTACGATAACATGGGCATAGCTAACAGAATGAGCCTTCTTGAACCCATATAGATCTTCATCACCTGGAGTCCAGATCTCTCGTTTTATTTCATCCCATTCTAAACCAATCAGGTGCTTCTTTCTCGGTCGTATCAAGGCCAAAAAGATAGCTAGATCCATGATGGACCTAGGCTTGTAGGCACTCAACAGATCACTGGTGGGGATATCATCAATCACCCCTCCTAGTTGAAATAGCTGTTCTACAATTTGTGGTTCATCCAAGAGTTCCCACATTGGCTCTCGGGTCAAGAGATCATTCAAATGATCTTCATCTCGAACTTGTTTGTAGATATGAAGATTTAGAAAATCGACCTTGAAGTATCCGCGTTCCTCCGCGTCTTTGTAAGGGATGCTAGCAAAGCCCGTAAGAGGGTCCTGTGGTATAGATTGCAGATAGACACCCACGACATGCTTTCGCAGATCATCACGTTCTATACGACTCGCTGGGATATGAACGATACCCTCAAGAGCATGGTCACGGTTGGCAAAGTCTATGTCGACGTCTGGTACGAATTTTCCCATACCACCAGTTTATGGTAACTGGTTATCGCACGTCAATTTTGTTAGCTAGATCTGCTTCAATTTGACGTAGCTTGTCCATGATTCGATTGTTGGCTTTGATCAAACGCTGTTGCTTGGTTTCAAGGTCACGAATCTTGTTGCGAGCTTCTCTAAGCTGGGCTTCCATCTGAGCCACATATTCGGCCTTGGGAAAAGTATGGAGCTCGCCATCAATTTCAACAGTTTTGGTATGACTATTCTGGGCTTTCATGCCACCAATGACTCGGCTTGCCAGCTTGGTTGCTGAAACCGGAGCCGCCACCTTTTGAGGCTTGTCATCACGGTAGATACTACCGCCATACATAGAACTGAAATATGAATCGTCTGTCATCAGATATTTAGCGGTCAGAGATACTATCAACACTCTGCTTTGTGAGTTTCATTTGATCAAACTCTTTAGCCAGTTGATGATAGACTTCTTCTTAGTCGTGACTTCCTTGACAGCGTTAGATGAATTTGACGTGCTCGTTGAAGGAGGGGTTTGTTGGATTAGAGAAGGCCACTGGTTTATAGAAGGCCACTGGTTCATGGAATGAGTGCTGTGGGTAGGAAATTTGCCATAGTTGGCATTCAAACTAACTTTCGAGAAGAGATCATTAATGTCACTATTCTTAGCTCGTTCAGCGATCTCATCACTGTCAGTGATTTTCACAGCACTAGCGAGTTTGTTAACGGCCCTGTGAAGGGCGCTCTGGGCTTCATCGAAGTCCTTTAGGACCTGCTCATAGAGAGGATTCAGTTGATTCTCTCGAGCGATGTCAATCATATGATGAAGATTGGGTATAACAGCGTGACCTCGAGGAAAGAACGTTTTCAGTGCCTCCATTCTTTCGTTATGTTCAGCATCTTTGAGATCTTTTTCACGACGATACTGGTCCATTCTTTCCAACTCTTCAATAGTTGGTTGATATGGTTGGTATGTGTCTTTGAAAACCGTTGTGGTGAGCATATCATCCAATGTGATAGAATTGGGCGGAAGCGGAATATGTTTCAAGCTCATTAGACACCTGCCTCTTGAAGAATAAGTCGGATATTCTCTACTTCTTTTTTGTTATCCCTGATCTTGGGTAACCAAAACATAGGGTTGATCCACTCTTTGACTAAGCCTAACTGCTCATCAGACATCCTGTCAAATAATGGTTGACCCACACCAGAATAAAGCAACCAGGGGGAGATCCTGCCTTTTCTAATCCAAATGGTCGCTTGACTAGGGGAAACCTTTCTAAAGAAGTCTACCCAGTTTTCATCATATTCCCTTCCCCATTGCTCCATGAGAAGGATATTGCGCTCAACCGCTTTCATTGGATCTTCTTTCTTGGCCAACTCTCTTGTCCAAGATTCATACCAAACTTCGTTTGTCCAGTCATCCAAACGGACGTTTCCCTTGATGAGAAACTCTGTAAAGCCCATGGGTTCAATGGCTACAATATTCTCAATATACCTACCAAATTTGGTGAAGGCTGTAAAATACTTGCTGTCCATGAATTCTTCATAGGTCTTGGTTTTCTTGGACTTGAGACTGAGTTCATAGAACTTCTGGAAAGCCATAAACCCAATCCGGATATATTTTTCGTCCTTCCATAACCATCTGCGCTTCTTTTCACACATATGGTTGATGAGGCTTTTTTCTCGAGTGAAATCCTTCTTACAAAATTCACAATGAAAAGTTGGTTGAGTTGGCTCAGCCATAATCTTTTTTGTTCTTTTTGTTTTTGTTGGGATCTCAGCCATTGATCTTCTTGAACTCATCCATCAGAGGTTTGATATCACTGTCTGGCTTGCCCATATCGAGCAACAATTGTTTGAATGATTCTTTGGTGAACTTGCTTCGTAGAATGGCTAGTTCCTCATTGTTGAGCTGTGGATACAATTCTAACAGGACCGCATCAATTTTGCCAACTTTCTTCTTGGACGTCGCCAGCGGAATCCATCCATGCTTAAAAGGCTTGCCAAGGCCAACTGCGCACATCAATCGCCATTGAAGATCTGGATATCTGCTCAAATCCCAGAAACCCTGATTCACTATGTCGTTGACCGTGATAATGAAATCAGCAGTTTCATCTGGAGTTGCTCTAACCAAACTGGGATCATCATAACCAGTTGGGGACTGAAGAACACTTTGCCATTTCATAGCAATAAGAGGGCTAAAGGTTTTTGCCATTTCTGGCGTCTGGTTATCCAACCAATCAAAGACCTTGTAATCGCTATAAAGCATCTCATCTTTGATATCCAGACTGGGCTTTTTCTCGGCTGGTGCTTTCTTTGTTGCTGCAGGTTTCTTCGCTGCCATTATCTTCCACCCCAAGTTAGTTTGAACAAGAGCGCATCCCGCGGACTCTTGAATAGAAATAGACAGTCATCAGGTTTGAAATGACTGACAACATTATTGGTCGATCCTATTATGACTTTGTGAGAATGTGGACCCAGGACAATCACTTCATATTCTTCAACAATATTGGATCGCAACCAAGACACAATGTCAGGGTCTTCATCCCTATTGGGATGATTCCATAGAACCGGATAGGGTTGAGCAATGGTGGTGTTAGCTTCCATACCCAACCCTAGCGCGGTCGAATCAAATTCGTCAACTTATCGCATTCGTTTTCCTCGAATGTACTCTAACGCGGTGTTTCTCCAAACTGCCTTCCATCGTTTTACATCTTCCTCTTTAAAACGTCGGTTAGTCAATTTGAACTCCTGTCTCCAAAAGTAATCTCGAACATCTCGATGCCAAACATCTAGATTGTTAGTAGTGAACCCCTGTTCATCAAAGGTTGTTAAAACCTCTTTCATGACAATTTCAGTTGCTCTCTCTACGAGTTGGTTTCTACTTGGAGGAAACAAATCTACACCAGGGAAAATCAACAGCTTTCCCATCATACCAATTGTGTAATATCCAGGGCTTCTGGAATCTTGTTGGTATCTTTGACGAAGAAGCAACACTGTGGTGATGGTTCATCGCTCAAAGGTGCCGCAAGAATATGCCCATACTTGAGTTTGGGAAAATACCATTTTACATCAGGGAAGACATTCATGATTTCAATATCATGAAAGTGTGGCATATAACCATTGATGGGATTGATAGAAAACGCATCAAAGGAACGGTCGTTCAGTTGCTTGAGTGAAATAATCTCAAGATCACCTGAATTTTTGTCACCAATCACGATACTCCAATCCATTGGCATTTGAATACGATATTGTCCAAGTCGCAGATCAACTGCTGGACTGTTGAAGCTTTCTAGAAAAAGCAGCGGGATGAATAGGTAGTCAACATTCTGTTGGTCACTATAATCTAGAACACAATAGCGAATGTCTTCTACTTCATCTGGAATGTTATTCATTTCGAATGTGGAATTGTCAGTTGTAAGAATTCGCATCAGGATAGATCCTTGATATAGTCCACTTTATGGACCTTGTATGGATAGTTGGCAGCTTTGTAGGTCTTCTTTCGTTCAGTTACGTGCTTGGCGCTGAACTTACAGGTGGAAGCAATATCGTAGACCTGAACAAAATCCTTGTCCTTGGCCTTGCGAATTCCTCGTCCAATTGACTGAATCACTCGAACAAAGCTTTTACCTGGTTCCACCAAGATGAGATTGAAGATCCTGGGAATGTTGATTCCCACTGCCGCAACCCCATAAGAAGCAATAACGATTTGATTGGTACCTTGACCAATCTCTTCATATGCTTCTTGCCTATCCTTGGCCTTACTATTTCCATAAACAAAGGTAGCTTCCGGCAGACGCTCCGCCAATTGCTTACCAGTTTCAATGCGATTAATCAGCACCAGAGTGTTACCCGTCAGTGCTGTTTTCTTGGTGAACTCACTAATCCAATCCAAATGATTGGGATCAGTTACAAGGAAGTTGTTCTCTTCATGAAAAGATTCAAATTCCAAGCTATCCATAAGCTGCAGGATATCAATCTGCAGGTTGGATAACACACCCATATCCATGAGATCACTGGCCGCTAGACGATTGACCACAGGGCCAAGGCTCGCCAGAATGCTAGTGTATTCATGTTCTTCTTTGGGGACGGTTCCTGTCAATCCCCAGCGAATTGGCACATTGGCAAAGGGACCACAGAGCAGAGATTTCAACTTATCTGCTTTGGCCATATGAGTCTCATCGACCATGATAGCCACAACATCCTTAGTGAAAGTATCAATATCCTGCTGTGTTGGTTTCAGATTGTTTTTCTTGGAATTCTTATCCAAGATATCAAGACTCTGCCAAGTACAGATGGTATGTGTTTTTCCATAGTCCTTTCGGTCGCCATAGTAGACGCCTACATCTAGACCTAGGTTTTTGTAGTCAGCTTCAGTCTGATCGACCAAGCTCTTATTGGGAACGATAACAATGGTTCGCCCATGCGCTTCGCATAGATGACTCAAAGTCGCAGTAAGTAGGGTTTTTCCTGCACCAGTGGCAATCTCTTGGATACTTTGTGGGTTTTCCAAGAAGGCTCTGATGATTTCTACTTGATATCCTCTCAAACCAATAGCTTCACCAGCTGCTGGATGACCAGCAGGCCAAACTGGGTTGGGCGCGTTGAGTGCGATATAGTCTTCGTCAACATATGGGAATTCAAAAACCCTAGGGGTTCTTTGATCCACTAGTTCAATCTCATAACCATTGCTGATAACAATGTCCAAGACCTTATCTAGAAGGTTGACGTGAGTGTTCCCGTTAAGAGCAAAGAAGCTGACACAACCGTCCCACCTGCCAAGCTTAAAAGCTGGCATGTGGCGCGCGGCGTGGATGAAAAACTTGAGCGCGGCATTACAGTCGCGACGAGTTTTTGGATCCAAATCTTCAAACGTTGCGTTAACCTCATCTTTGATGATGAGTCTGCACTTCTTGATTGTCATTGCGACCCTCTTTGTTCTTTTTTTGTTTTGTGGGTCATAGGAAAGCCCTACTAGTCTCCTGATTATACGGAGTCCAGTAGGGCCGTGTCTATAAACTGGAGGTAGTCCCCACTCCAGTATTTATCGAGAAATCCAGCTTTTTAGCGGAGTTGTTTGTAGATATCTTCTTCGAACGTGTTAAGAATAACTCCATTCACAATTCTAGTGCCAGTGGCCGCAGCAGCTTCCTTGACACTATCCCAGTATACCTGGCTGGTGGGAGGATCGACCATGAACAAAAAGTTACTAACCTTTAGAAGGTCTGGTTCTTCTATCAAGTCATCAATCGTTACAACGAGATTCCCAAGAGGAATTCTCATCTTTTCCCAGCTGGCTCCGGCCACACTTCTATAAATGATAGGATCGAGATATCGAGAAATAGCAATATCACGGTTATCAGATGAATCCAAAATCTCCAGGCGATTGCCCATGCTCAACAACAATGATCGTTTGATATCTTGGCTGTTTGTCAGAAACAGACACTTGGTCAAACGATTCGCCAATTGGGTATGAATATTCTTGAGATGCTGAACCTTTAAGCTTGCCCATTGCGGGGTCATTAGATCCCCTATGAGGGTCATAGAGGGCCCATCGCCATTCAGGGCACGCCGTACAACCTCTGACAGTTTCAATCCTGTCGCTTCTTCTATATCCCTCTCACGGGAAATTAGTCTAGAGAGGCCGCTCTTGCTTTGAGATTGTGCCAGAGACTTAATCGTAGCATCATAAAAGGTGATCAGATTTCTCTTATTGTTTTCGATTTCCAAGAGATGGCTAGATACTCCGAATAGACTCAAAATCTTCAATCGGTCCAAACCAGCATAACCAATAGAAGACAGGTAAGCTTCACATTCCTTTAAGTCATAACCATTGGCAAATGTGTTTAGATGGCTTATACCTGGCCACATATAGCTGGTGATATTGTCGCCAATAAATTGAAGTGCTTTGCTGTAGTTAGTCTGTAGACTGGCTAGGTTATCTCGGCCAGCATCATGTGGCAAATCGTTTATGTCTTGGATGAAAAGAGGAGATGGAATTTCGTAGAAAAGACCAGCTACACTACTGGACCATTTATGATTCACCGCACCGGGGTGACTTAGTTCCTCGACGATGGTTTGATCAATATCAACCTGGTTGATTAGATCATGCCAGATTAGTCCACTATAGCTGGTAACAAAGAAGTCAGCTGACAAGTCTGGGCTTTCCGAAAATTCCACCCCATCAGGGAATACCTGTGACTTTTCTAGATATCTAGGATTACCAAAGACACTGATTGTGGCTTCAGGAAAAGCAGTTCGTATCAATTGAGCCCAGATGTGATAAAGCTTTGGTTGTGACATAACAACCGTCCGACCACCAGAAAGCCAGGCGTTAGCCAGAGCAACGTGTCGGGACTGGTCCGGTCCATCACAAAGAATCATTCCTCTACCGTTCCAGTCTCGAATGAACTGAAGACAGGAGATCTGAAGACCACTGAGTTGAAAAGCAAAATCTTTGAAATCTTGAGGATCCAAGAGATCCTGAAAAGCTAGATCAACGAGCTTTTCATCAAAGTTAAGATTCTGCATTTGACTAAAGGACAGTAGGCGACGCGCCAATCCCGGAGTCGCTGCGAACTTTTTGACATCATACATATCAAGACTCCAGATTCTTAATGGCGTTCAACCAACCATTCAACAGACTATCATTTTTGACAACCACGGATATTGTGTCGCCATCAACTATGACGTCACTTCGTTGACCTCGACTATTTTCAATGTTCATGAAGAATTCAGCAACCGTGTCATCGAATGAGAAGCGATGGCGTTTGATAACATCCATTACCTTTTGGTAATTCTCACTATTGACATCAACTAGCCAGAGTTTTTCTTTGCTGAAAGTTGGAAAAAATTGAGGCAAAAAGTGGTTTTCGCCTTTGAGCTTTTTGATGTCTTCAATGATACCGGCGTTGTACTTACATCTGAAGACCAGCTTGTTATCACCAGCCCAGCGGACTTCTCTGGGCAGAAGTGTCGATTGATAGGGTGGAATAGCATACCTAGGGAAAGCCAAAAGCTGATCTAGCTCACCTGCTGTAAGCCCGCAACATAGGAGGTGATCTCGATAGCGATCAATTAGCTTCAACACAACCGCACTCTGGGCCGTGCTGATAGCTTTGCCATTGCGCGAATGCTCTGCTACGTCGCCTAGAAAGCGTCTATCCCAAACATTCGTAATCTCGAATATCTGACCGGACGGGTCTGCTACCGGACGGAGGCAAATTCCCTCGAGCTTCTTAAGACACGTCTCCACTGTTATCATTTCGCACGACCTTCAAATCTTGAATAGTCATACGAACTAGCATGGCATCGTCTCTAGAAGCAAAATTCAAAAGAATATATTGCCTATGATCAGTGGGCATCTCTACGATTTTTGTGATTTTATCTTCCGGGTCATTCAAGGAGTCATGAACTATCTCTGTTGGTGTGGTAATGGTCCTGCCGTAAGAATCCCAATACCATTCCGATCTACAAATCTTACCCACTTGGTACAAGATTGCCTTGGCCTTATTTCTCAATTCTGAATAACTTCCCCCTGTCATCAGAGATCCGTTATCCAGCTCAAACGTGACGCTAGTCTGATCGAAATCAATAGAATTCCGCTGACGATCGAGGTGAGGAAGAGACCATGGTTCAGCACGGTCGTCTTCAAACAGAACTGATGTGAGTGCTGATTCGTTATGTGTGATCATCGTTGCCTCAAAAGGGTCACTTCAGCAACCCTTTCCCAATTGGGATTACCCTTACGCAAGCTCGCTAGCTGACCAACTTTACGCAGGGACAGTTCCCGAAACCGCTTGGCGTGTGTATGTGTCCATGCGAGAACTTCGTCAATTTCTTTGGGATCCAAACCAAATTGACTCTCCAGCATTCGCAAGTCACGAGCAACATGATCGATGCGAATCAACTTTTCCCTGGTGGTGTCAATGGTCAAGTCCAGATACAAGCAACGACTCATGATAGCTTCGAGATGAGGGGCAAGTCGCGCCGTTCCCTTTTCAACAATCTTCTCAAAATTGATGTTGGTGATAAAGATCACGCTACCCTTGAACTCAAACTGATTTGGAGCGTCCGTTCCATTGCGGGAGTTTGAGCGCCAGCTGATCATACGACGTCCGCTAGTATCAAGGGCAGCTTTGAGAAGGTTCAGAGAAGTTTCATCCCCGAGGACCGCGTCACAGTCATCGAATACTAGGGTTTCTTTGCTTTCGCTGTATTCGTAGAGCGTGGTATAGAGAGCAGGAGCAGTGCTATAGCCTTTGATAATATTGTATCGGGCTTTGAAGCTGCCATTCCTACCGACCCGACGGTGATTTTGATCTTTGGCATCTGCGTTGAAGCTCAGCTTATCCATGAGCGAGTCACGATTCAAAGCAGCCTCTACTTCATGAGACTTACCAACCCCGGAGGCACCGCTGACCACCAAGCCCTTGATATTTCCTCTGGCAATGTCAGCCGTTAGATTACCGAGGATAGTGAACCTTTCGATAATACGTTCACGAATTTCCTCATCAGTTTCAGCATTGCCACGATTTGATCCAGGAACGATCTGATCGAGAATGTCTCCAGTCCCCAGAAACCGCTGAATCTTGGGATCAGGGGATCCAGTGAACTGACGACGTGCCCTGGGGGCGAAGATATCAGCTTTCTGATCTTCCAGAACTATATCAGAAGGTTCAGAGATGCCAATACGGAAATTGCGTTGTGGATATCCTGCGACCCCTGTGCCGTTGACTGTGATAAAGGGACCCTTTTGGCCAATCGACAAACCACGGTCCAACTCAAAAGTCTTATTCAGGATTACCTGGTTATTCCAGTCACCACGCTTGACTAGTACTTTCACCCATATCTCCGATCGCTAACGGCATCGTTATTCGCCGCAGCATACGGCGACTTATGGCGACGTCAACTCCTATCTAAAGCCAAGATAGAAAAAGACCAGTGTTTTCACTGGTCTTTCTCTGCCTATGTCAATCCTGTTGTAATCTGCTGAATGGATCAAACAGCATTTCCATTGTCAACCGAATAATCCTCAAACCCGGCTGCCTTGAGTCTAGTCAAGTTGCTAATTTGCCAGTTCTTGGAATCCAGACCCTTCATGATTGCTAGATATTGGTTGCGAACCAACGCTACCTGATTAATCAGCAGTGCGATTTCAATTACCTTGTCATCAGCATCTGCATATTTCTCGGCATCACGCGAGCTCAAAGACCTAGCATATCCTTCAAGATACTTTTTGAAGGCAGCACCTTTGACCTGATCAAACCGAATATTTAGGTACTTGAGAATTGCCTCAACTTCCTGAAGTTGACCAAAACGCAAGGTGGTAATACCGGGCAAACGGCTTGACGCTTTTTCAAGGCTTCCTTTGAGGTGAGTCTCATGTCGGGCGATTTCTAGTTCGCCTTCAAAGTAGACAATGGCGTCAATCAGTGGACTGAAATCAGATGGATCAGCAGTGACCCTTGAATACCATTTACTCATTTACTTTTCCCTTAAAGTGGTTACACCAACATTATTTTAGTTGGTGTAACCACTTTCTGTTATTCGTCTTCGTTATCGTAGTCGTCTTCTTGGTGATCATCATCAATTACAGCAATGATTGCTTCATCTAGATATTCACACTCGCCTTCAATCTCGGCTTGTTCTACTTCGATACCATATTCCTGGAACAATCTCAGGAGATGCGTTGCCGCATCCTGTCGCTTGCTAGAAGCGATCATATCTCTGAAATAGTCCCAAAGTTCAATTACCAACTTGCTTTCGCTGCTCATTTTACTCTTCGTTTTCTGCGGCTTCGGCAGCAGCCATTTCAGCCAGTTCAGCTGCCTTTTCAGCCGCCTTTGCTTCTTCTCTACGGTCCATGTGAACCTGGAACTCAGACATTACTAGATCAAGCAGATCATGGTCAATTTGTTTGCGGAACTTCTTGATTTCCTCACCGTCCAAAGTGGTATACTTGAGTTTGTTACCATCCTTGACAAAAAGACCCTTTGCTTCAAACATATCCAGAAGACCCGAATATGGATCCAAACCACTATCCCAAGGAATACGCAGCTCAACCGTTTCAAATGGCTTGTTGTATCGAGTCTTCATGATCTTGATCTGAGACCTGATACCGTTAACCGTAGTCGTTTTGTTGCCTTCTTCATCTTCCTTGAGCTTGAGCTTGCGCATCGCAAGCACAATGGAGGAAGCATAAATGAAGCCCTGACCGCCGGTGATCTTGTCATCAGGATCGAACATATCCTGGCTGGCATAGCTGTGGTTGGTACATACAAGACCTACGTCCCATTCACCAAACATATTCACACAGTTGCGAACCAGAGCATTCAGAGCCTTGGGCTTGCGACCCATGTCGCCCTTCATTTCACCAGCTTCAAACTGATTAACATCAGTTGGAGTCAGCAACATACCAAGCGAGTCAACAACAAAGAGAACCTTTGGACGGTCCTCGCGAGGAGTGCTAGAATAGGCGTTCTTGAAGTTCTTCATGAAATCACTGATGATTTTCGCAACATCATCAATCATCGCAGCGTTGATCTTCAGCAGCTTGTCTTCACTGACATCCACATCTAGTGCGGTCAGCCAATCTGAATCAAGAGCATTCTCACTGTCAATGAGAACTACGAAGTATCCCTGGTCTTGTGCGTTCTTGACCAGATTACCAGAAGCTAGATAAGATTTGCCAGAGCCCGACTGGCCCGCAAACATCGTGACCTTACCCAGAGGAATTCCCTTGGTGAAGTCGCCACTAACGGCATAATTGAGGGCAAAGTTGCCCGTGCTGACCCAATACTTTGGGTCATTAAAGCCGACGGAAATGCCGTCAAGGCCTTTGGTGATATCTTTCCTAAACTTGGATAAATCTACAGGCTTCATGGTTATGTTCTCTTTCTATTGGAGCCAAAGTGTCAAAGCCTTCTATTTCAAAGGCATCCTCCGAACCACGCGGCATGACACGCCCGCATTCTTGTGGTCACCAGGACGATCTAAATTCAAAGAAAATGAGGTGGGGAGACCAGGAGTAGCCTCCCCACCAGTAGATTAGCCGTTTAGACCAGCCTGCTTTTCCTTGATGCGACGGAGGATTTCCGAAGCGTCAGGAGTTCCAGCAGGACGTGCTGCCGGAGCAGCGGCTTCCTCAACAGGAGCCGAAGGGGCCGGAGTGGCCGAGGCACGCTGAAGAGCAGCAAAGGGATCAGCAGCAGGAGCCGCTGAAGTCTGAGGTGCTGCCGCAGGGGCTGCAGGTGCAGAACCCTGGTTGCCCCAGTTACCACCGCCAGCTGGCTTGTAGAACTGGCTCCAACGAGCAGGATCATAAGCTTCGTCGTTTACCGAAGCCTGGAACATTTCCTTGATAACTTCCAGCTGCTCAGCAGTAGGCTTCGCAGGGAGGAATTCAGAAAGGTTCTTTAGACCATGGGTTTCAATAGCCTGTGCCTCTTCTTCACTCAGGGCACGTGGCTTCATGCTCCACTTGCTGGTGCTGTAGTTGGCAAAGCCACCCTTTGTGGTCTTGATCAGACGGAAGTCACGACCAGCGATATAATCGGTTGGTAGATCTTCCATTTCAGGATCCATTAGCGAACCCTTGATGATGTCAAAGATGCTGGTGTTGATCATGAAGCGACGAATTGGATTTTCAGGAACTTCCTTTTCCTCAAATCCACTCTGAACCACAAAGCCCTGGAACAGGTATGACTTCTTCTTCCAGTACTTGCGAGCAAGGTTCTGAAGAGAATCATCCTTCCACCAAGGACGGGTTTCAGCTAGGATTGGGCAAGTTTCGCCATACATTTCCATGCAGGGAACCTGAACTAGGACTTCACGGTCGTGCTCGCCCTTGATACCCTGGAACGGAAGCTTGATAACAAGACGTTCCTTCCAGAAGAAGGTGTTATTGGTGTCACCATCGGGGAGGAAGCGGATCATCGAGGATCCACCTTCGGGCACGTTCCAGAAAGGATACATGGAGTTGTCACCGCTGTTGCGGTTGCCGCCTTCAGACTTTGTCTGCTGGGCTAGAAGTTTGGCGCGGATTTCATCAAGTGTTGCCATGGTAGGTACCTGCTTTCTTATATTTTTGGGCTATATATGGAGCCAATGTTTGAGCTATTATACAAAGAGCATTCCCGCTCCCTGCATACTCTTATTTAGCATTCTGGTGACCAGAAAATCAAAATAGAATTGGTGAAAAGCCTATTTTTCTATCATCTTTTATGATCTTTTTGCTTATCAGCTATCATACGAAATCAGGATACCTGGTGTCATTAATCAAAAAGGTGGCGGGAACCAGTTTCCTGCTCCCCGCCATTTTATCCTTTATTTACGGAAGTTTGCGTTCTTCAGCAGTTCAGCAAGCTGTTCCTTGAACACATCACTTTCGGTCATTGGGACACCACGACGTTCCAACTCAGAACGTAGCTGTTCACAATAACCAGAATATTTGGGATCTTCGGATGCTAGCTTGAGCTTGTTCTTCAGCATTTCATCGCTATAACCAGCAAACACATCAGCGGCTGATTCATCAACACCAAACTTGTCAGCATACTCTCTAGCAGAACGATTCTTTTCCATCTTTTCTGCCCAATCAGCATCTGAACCGGTCTGCTCAGTATCATCAATCAGGTCTTGACCCTTGTCACCGCCTAGAACCTCTTCTTGTGATTCAAATGTGACATCACTCGAGATATCACGAATTCTGTCAGAGATCCAGTCTCCTAGAATGCTAGCAATCTGATTGTTAAAGTTCATTTCCTGCTCAGCTTTGTCATCTGTGCCAACTGGCATTTCAGCACCAAATGATTCTGGATCGGCGAATACCTTTTCAGCAAAAGCCTTGAAGTCTACGAGAACCTTCTCCAGATGATCTGGACCCATCAAACCTTCAGCAATGGCAGCTCTTGACGCTTGTTCAAAAGCTTCATTACGAACCTTATCAAAATTCACTCTCAGAAGCTTGCGCTTTTCTGGCTCAACGCGATAGCCGCCAGCTTTGGAGAGAACACCTTTGGTCATTGTCACCGTCTTGGTGTCTGGCAGTCGAGCATGAGGATTGTCAAAAATGACCTTGGCCATCTTTTCGTCAACCGCTAGAATTTCACCAGGACCGTAAACCTTGTGAGTTACACGATCACCTACTTTGATCTCAGCATCAAACTCAGGATTGACTGGAGCAGCCTTTTTCTTTGGTGGTAGAGCAAAGCTAACTTCTAACACGGCTTGCGGATCAAACTCCTCAAACCATTCAGCTAGTTCTGCTTCTTCACCAAATGATGCTAGTCCTGGAACTTTGTCCATGTCATCAACGTGAATCTTACGAGCACCGCCATTCAAGAATTCAATCGACGCGATATCACCTTCAATCGAAATAATGGTTGCCGGACCCATATCAGTAGCTACGTGGTCACCAGCTTCAAATCCATGATCTGAATAGTCATCATCGTTCTCAGCAAATTCCTGAATGGACTCACCTAGCGAATAGCCGCGTTCCTCAACGTATGCCTTGACCTGAGGGTAAAGTTCTTCAGCCCATGTTTTGAACTGACCCTTTGTGACGTCCCAGCCTAGATGGTCCATGCCTGTTGTGAAATAACCATCAAGGTTAGACATGATGTATTCTTTTTCAAGAGGCTCTTCCTTTTCCTCATCATGCTTGACGATAGGATAGAGATCTTCAATGAATTCTTGAACGTTGAACTGGCTTGAAAGAGTTTCTAGATCACTCTCATATTCAGCATCATGATCACCGTCATATGGATTTGGATTATAGTAGGATTCGTCTACTTCACCACTATTCAGGTCATCTTCAAGTGTCTGAATCAGCTTGCTAGCAATTGTCTTCTCAGCACCATCAAGTTTCTTGCCTTCAGCCATCTTATCAATAATGGTTCCAACATAGTTGAGAGTGGCCGAGTTGGCTAGGGCATGTTGACCCACATATAGGTCTAGATAAAAACGAGCCTTGGCGTTCATGTCAGCAAAGCCAGGAACATGCTCTGGGAACTCAGGCATCTCAAAATTGCCGGCGAGAATAGCACGAAGGCCATCAGCCAGTTCTTCAATACCTTTTTCCTGATCTTTGTCCAGTTGGGCCGGACGACCAGCATCATCCAACTGACCAGAGGCAGCGTGACGTGCCTTTGTCCAAGCGGTAGCGTAGTTCAAGACCGCATCTTCTTCGTTTATCTGATAGGCAGTCTCCGTTAGATCCAGGAAATCAGTAGCATCTTCAAATACGAGACTTTCATTGAAAGCCACACTGGAACCAAAGCGAGTCCAGCTTTCTTCATCGTGTCCGTACTCGTCAAGGAGAGCTTCGACTAATGCGTCAGCAGCGGCATCCTCGAGAGTGAGAACGCTATGGAACATATTGTTCATATTGGTCATATTTTCACCCATTTGTAGCAGAGCGACTGGCATCAAAGACTCTGCCAGAGCATGGTTGGAGTCTATCATCAATATATCTTGAAGATGACTGATTTTATCACCTATTGACTCACTGAGGTTAACAGTGTTCAAAGGTAGTGATTCTTTTATTTTGTGGTAGCCTCGCGGCCTGCTCATTGTTGAGAAAACCCTTTTGAGCTCAACAATGCGATTTCTGATAGGCATTCTCAGCGAAATTGCCTCTTCACCTAGAATATTTCTAGAATGGTGAATAAAGCAGTTTACTCGAGAAAGACTCAAGCTTTCCTGAGCCAGGGTAGTAAGTTTGCTTCCGATATCATCATATGGCCTTCCGCCTTGGTTGATATGCTGAGCAAATGCTCTACCTGCGCTCAAGTGGTTCTCAGGAAACTTGAAACGTTCCCCTTCTTTGGTCTCAACAAAAAGACCCAAAATATTACGGCCACGAGCGCCGATTACTCCTTCAATAACAGGACGGCAATGGCGCACAATCAATTTGGTGTTACCAAACTTTTGATAGCTGGTTTTAGTGGATCCCCACATATTGGCTTCGTTCACGCTAGCTTGGTAAGCAAAGTCTTTGGGCTGTAGTTCGCGCCCATATTTTCGAACGTTGAACAAAACGTTATAGCGGGTAGTGATCTGACGAAGAGTATTGATCAGCTTGCTAATGGCTTTGACATCAGTGCTTTGACTGAGGTAAAGCTTTACCTCAGAATCACTACCAGCTTCAATCACGCTGACCATAATATTGTCCGGAGTAGCAAAAACTCTGCGAGCAGTTTTGGGCTCATAGGTTTTGTTGCCATCTTCGCCATACAGCGTAAGGGTCTTTCCTGATCCTTTCAGGACTTGAAACAACTCTTCGCTAAGGCTGTCAAACAACGAGCTCATGCGCAATCCTCCACTAAGTGTGATATTTAGCAAAAATATCATTAGAAGCTCATAGGCATTGGCGCTGAGCTAGTGTCGTCCATATCACCTGTGCTTTTTAGGTTTTCTTCAATCTGCTCTTCCCAATCAGCGCAAATCTGTAGGAGACGAACTATCTGTAGGGTTCCCATGACCAAGTCATCATTTACCCCTATTTTGCCCTTGTAAGACCCGCCACCGCGCACAAAGTTCTTGAGCTCCGTGAGTAGCGCTCTGCTCTTCAGAGTCATTCTACGGGTCTCTACGAGCGTTTTAAAGCGTGCGCAGGCGGTCATCTTAGTTCTACTATTGGTGTTAAGACCTTTTCGACCTTTGCCGCCGCCGGTCTTGCGAGGTTCATGAGTGAAAATGCCTGGAAAATTCTCTTCACCGATAGTGTCAATGTAAACCAAAGCGGCTTCACCCAAGCTGTTGTTTTCAACAGTCCAGTAGATCTCAGGGTCACCATCCTGATCCGGGTGATTTACTAGACTATGATGGATATACAAAAGAGCTTTTCTGAGGATCTCTACCTGGTCCTGGGTTATTGTCTTATTGTGTCTCCATTCAGCCACTTGAGTCAAAGTTGTCAGATCAAATACCTGAATCGCTGAGAAGTCAGAACCTGTTCCCATAGAAGGATCCAAAGTTGCCCCATATATATGATTGGGCTTGGGTTCTTCAAACCAACGCATAGAGCCTATCTTGAAGATAGGTTCTTGTGGACTCAAATTGGCAAGTGTGATTGGGTTGATAAGGGTTTCGTCTTCAGAAACGAACTTACATTCATATTCTCGTTGGAACTTTTCCTCACCAAGCTGTTGTCGCTGAGTTTGAGCCCATGCTTCGTCACGAGTTGGGTTCTTATCCCAGGTGATTTCCAATGGCTTATAACCATTACGACCTACGCCACCTGGAATGACTTCGCCATTGTCATCAATGTTGTTCTTGGCACCAAACCATATTTCAGCGAACTGATCTTCGTCATTGTTTGGCGTACTGGTAATGATACAGCTACCACCGGTTGATAGTGTTGGAGCAATAGCTGACCAGAACTCAACTGCCTTGTTGGGCTGAACGAACGCGAATTCGTCTAGATAAAGCAGAGAGATCGAGAGACCACGACCAGCATCCTTGGATGTTGCGCGTGAAATGATCCTAGAGCCATTGTCAAAGGAGATTGTGCCCTTGTTGTATTCCACAACACCACTGCGAAGCCAGTTATACTGCTCGAGGTTCTCATACGCGAAACGAATACGATCCATGATCTCCAGCGCCGAAACAAACTTATTAGCAGCAATCAGGATAGTGGTGTCTGGTTCAAACATAGCCTTCCAGAGAAGGAAACCAGCTGCGCAAGTGGTATTATGAGTTGGTACTAGAGTCTCACCGCATAGAAATAGATGATCATCATTATCGACCTGAAGACACCTGACTGGGACACTATCAGTTGGTTCAATAGATTTGATATAGATCCTAGTATTCTTTGGATGACTCTTACAAAGCTTCTGCCTCTCCAATTTTCTTTCCAATTTGAATATATCAAATGCGGATGTCGTAAATCTCAAAGACCAAGCAACTTTATGCCCAGTTTCCCTACTCGAAATCGTAGATTTGATTCCTAAGCTACTCAATAGAAGTCGAACCTGCCGAACCATAGTTTCATCACTTTGATAGAAATTACAGGTTCCATTCTTTTCCACTGATCCGTCAGTGTCCATTAATCCTCGTAGAAGCTCAAGGCGATTTTCTACTGATGTGAAGATATAGTAATCAGGAATATGCTTATTGGAAAGAACTCCCATTTGACGCAAAGCTATTTTAAAGCCACCAGCTATATTGAAGCTACCGGTGGTATCACTTCTCTTGTCCAGTCTGAATTTCGAGGATCTGAAGCCTGCTTTCTCTATCTCTCTTTGATAGGTCGGAAAGTCATCAATATGACAGGTGATTCCAGAAGAATTCCTACCACCGTCCCCTAGCCATAGTCCCAAGAGATATGGATTCACAGGAAGTTGACTATCTTTAAACTTTATAGCTTCACAGTGTTTGATATGAATACTATGAGAGGTATCATTCCATTGCCTGAACTCTTCCAAAAGTTCAAGAGTAGTAATCGTCACAGTTTTTGGTTTTTTGGTTGGTATTACAACAGTCCAAAGATGCTCAGCATCAGCTATGACTGAATCCCCGTGACTGAACTCTATAAGATAACAGGGACGATCATACATTGTTTCAGTTATGAACTGAATTCTGGTTGTTTCGCCGTCAGCCCCGTAGATCTCGTCGCCTATTTTAAGTTCACCCATTGTGGTGAATCCACTAGGCGTTAAGATAGGAGTATCTAAAGATAAGGCCTTGCCCATCTGTCGAGCAGTAAGTGCGATGGTGTAACGATTCTTATGAAAGGAATCGATCATTTCTTCCTGATAAGGCCACAGCTTAAAGGGAACTCGACCTTGGGTCGGATGCTGGATCTTGACGTAGTTTTTACAGAAGTAAATGGGGTCAGACATACACTTTCTAAGTTCTTCAATCTGGTTTAGATTAAAGCGGTCCTTGCTGTACCCTTTTTTAATGATTTCAATATCTTTTGCCATAGATGAATGTGGGCTCTGACCAGAAGATCAGAGCCCATTCCTATTTTAATCGAAGGTCTTTACTGACAACTTCTTAGTTGGGGAAACACCGTATTCCGAAAGTAGATCGACAACCATTTCATAATTGTTGACGATATCATGGGCGGTGAAGCTTGTGATTACTTTTCCAGGACGATATTTGGTCCCGGTCGAAGTCTGTGTAATGCAGGTAACCTCAGTTTTCTTGGGTGTTTTGGTCAGACCAGAAACATAGTTGAGGCCCTTCTTACCATTGCGATCAATTTCAAGAACCGTCACACCTACCTGGCTGCTACCACTGCTCATATCGTCAAAATACTGAGCCTTGCCATTCTTGATATCTTCTAGGCTGGCATAACCACAATCAGTATTTAGATAGAATGGTTCACCATATTTGGTGTGTGGGCCTTTGTTGTAGTTGATCTGAACTTCTTCTAGATCAGAGCCTTTGAACTCATCTAGTAGGCTTTCGGCCGTTGGCTCTACACGATCAAGACCCTTTTCACGCTTCCAAGCAATGCGGTCATGGGCGTTACGCCATTTTGCTACGCGATCGCCTGCACCTTTACGCATAATTCCCATGCGCTCAGCCTGATT